TTATTCTTTAATTAGATACTACACTAACTCCATTATTATCAGCGTCTGAATTGTTGTAGGTTATAAGATATTCTGTATTTGCTGTAGTTATAAATTGATCTTGTGTAGACCAAAAAGATCCCCAATAACCTAATGCTCCACCAGCACCAGTAGCGCCAGTTGTACCTTGACTTCCCTGACTTCCCTGTGGTCCTGTTATAGAAGCTCCTTGATAACCTTGAAGACCTACACTACCTTGACTTCCTTGACTGCCTTGATAGCCAGAACCTTGATTTCCTTGAAAACCCTGTGAACCTTGGTCACCTTTGCTTAAAACTAACTGCCAATTAGATGGATATGATGGTGGAATATATCCAGCTGCACCAATATAAACTGTCATTACATATAAAGAACCATCATATGTAACTGCTTGACCTACTGAATAGGTAACTCCATTATTATAAGATCCTAAATAATCAAATATTTCTGGGCCTTGTGATCCTTGGAAACCTTGATTGCCTTGATCACCTTGTGAACCTTGTTCACCTTGAAAACCTTGGCTACCTTGATCACCCTGTGAACCTTGTTCACCTTGAAAACCTTGGTTACCTTGGTCACCCTGTGACCCTTGTTCACCTTGGAAACCTTGGTTACCTTGGTCACCCTGTGACCCTTGTTCACCTTGGAAACCTTGGTTACCTTGGTCACCCTGTGACCCTTGTTCACCTTGGAAACCTTGATTGCCTTGATCACCCTGTGACCCTTGTTCCCCTTGAAAACCTTGATTACCTTGGTTACCCTGTGATCCTTGTTGCCCTTGGAAACCTTGGTTACCTTGTGAACCTTGTGAACCTTGTATACCTTGAAAACCTTGATTACCTTGATGCCCCTGTGATCCTTGTTGTCCTTGCAATCCTTGATAACCTTGCGGACCTGTTGCTGGATTAGAAACTAAAGTTGTATGAATATGCGTTTGAGTATTATCACGAAACTCAAAAGTGGCAGAACTATTATTTTGTCTTATATTTACATATATTTTTATTCTCAATCTTTTAGTTAAATCTGGCAAAATTGTAGCAGGAACAACGAGATCTGAAACTACTAATGATTGAGTTGTTAAAATAGCAGAAGCTGATGAAGATGAACCTTGTATAATTAGTGTTTCATTGCTTGTGCCATCTGAATCTACATAATAAATACCATAATGCATAGTCGGCACTTGGCCAGTAGTGCTTGAAAGTGCATATAAATTTAATTCCCAAACACCAGAAGTTATAACTGTTGAAGTTAAAGCGCCAACTTGAGTCGTAAATGTTCCAACCAAATAATTATTTGCTATATTTAAACTACCAGTTGTAATTGTGGTTTGTGTTCCGGCATTTACACTCGTTAATAATTCTCCAGTTTGCGGATATGATCCACCGGTAGTATCAAAAAATAAAACTAAACCGCCACTAACACCGGCGTTTCCTTGAAAACCTTGATTACCCTGTAATCCTTGACTTCCTTGTAAACCTTGGTTGCCTTGATTGCCCTGTGATCCTTGAGTACCTTGAAAACCTTGGTTACCTTGGAATCCTTGATATCCAGAATCGCCCTTATCTCCAGTTCTTGCAAAAGTAAGTAATACTTCATCATCATTAGAAAATGTTCCGCTTCCAGATAAATAAGAAATTGTAACATCAAAAAAACTAGGTTCTTCTTCTGAGGAATTGCTTATAGTATAAAGTGCAAATACTGTAGAGTCATTTTTCTTAGATAATTTAAAATGACCTTTTATAGTGCTTGTTGAAGCAGAGATTGTATTTAAGAATAGCGAAAGATCTATGTTTGCATTATTTGGATTATCATCAATTATAACATGCGTAGCTGATGCAAGAGAAGCGTTATTAAATCTTATATAATTGTCACCTGGGTCGTTGATTGAGTAATTATTTGTGTCTATTTTATATTCAACTGTTACGCCACCAAAGCTACCAGTTGATCCCTGATATCCTTGGCCACCTTGATTTCCTTGAAAACCTTGTTCACCTTGTGAACCTTGTTCCCCTTGGAAACCCTGACTACCTTGATCACCTTGTGATCCCTGTTCCCCTTGAAAACCTTGGTTACCTTGATCACCCTGTGACCCTTGTTCTCCTTGGAAACCTTGGTTACCTTGGTCACCTTGTGACCCTTGTTCGCCTTGAAAACCTTGGTTACCTTGGTCACCTTGTGATCCCTGTTCCCCTTGGAAACCTTGGTTACCTTGATCACCCTGTGACCCTTGTTCACCTTGGAAACCCTGATTACCTTGATCACCTTGTGATCCCTGTTCCCCTTGGAAACCCTGATCACCCTGTGACCCTTGTTCTCCTTGGAAACCTTGGTCACCTTGTGATCCTTGTTCCCCTTGGAAACCTTGATTGCCTTGATCACCCTGTGAACCTTGTTCCCCTTGGAAACCCTGATCACCTTGTGATCCTTGTTCTCCTTGAAAACCCTGATCACCTTGTGATCCTTGTTCCCCTTGAAAACCTTGATTACCCTGTGATCCTTGTTCTCCTTGAAAACCCTGCTCGCCTTGTAATCCTTGATTTCCTAATAAACCTTGATTCCCTTGAAATCCTTGATTACCTTGATTTCCTTGGTTACCTTGAAACCCTTGGTTGCCTTGAAGACCCTGATTACCTTGGTTACCCTGCGACCCTTGAAAACCTTGGTTACCTTGAAATCCTTGTTGTCCTTGAGATCCTTTAATAGGACCAACATTTTGCCAATAAACAGGACTTGATCCTGTATAAACAACACCGTCACCTATTGCAGCGGAACCATTAGATGGATTTGGACATGCTTGAGAAGCAGTTCCTTGTGCTGTTGATGTAAGTAGCCACATATCACCAAGTACAGCACCAGAAGTTTCATTATTAAATATATTTTCCCAAGTATCAGATCCCTGTATGGTAACTCCTGCTCCAGTCTGTCCTTGACTACCTTGAATACCTTGGTTTCCTTGAAATCCTTGATTTCCTTGATAACCTTGTGAACCTTGTATTCCTTGTGAGCCTTGTATTCCTTGGTTACCTTGAAAACCTTGAAATCCTTGATTGCCTTGTTCTCCTTGAGATCCTTGGTTTCCTTGAGATCCTTGAGATCCTTGACTACCTTGAGAACCTTGATTCCCTTGAAAACCTTGGCTACCTTGGTTTCCTTGAAAACCCTGTCTACCTTGAAATCCTTGATTACCTTGAAACCCTTGATTTCCTTGCAACCCTTGAAAACCTTGCGAACCTTGAAAACCTTGATCGCCAACTAAAACAAAAGATACAGAAATTAATTCATTTGCGATTAAAGAAAACCCAGCACTAGATTGAACATGAGAAACATTAAAAGAACCATATGTTCCATTAACTGTAGTAGAAGATGTTATTTTAAATACTGTAAACTTTGAAGGATTTGTTATTGATTGAATAAACAATATTGATTTTGTAGAATTTGTAGAATTGTCAAAAAGACTATATATCTCATGAACTTCATTTCCATTAATATCATAAGCACTTAAACTTAATGTTGTTGCAGAAGATATAGTGAGGTTGTTGAATCTTAACTGAGATGGTGTTGGAACACCGGAGATAGAAGTGCTATATATATATTTAATTGATGGGGCATTTATACCTTGATAGCCTTGATAGCCAAGCTCGCCTGTTATATTAACATCCCATATACTTGCGCTTCCAGTTCCTGTTACATAATCAACATCTACAGTTATTTCATTTGTTACTGGATTTGTAGAAGTTACTTTTCCTTCTAAAAAATCATCATTATTAGTAATGTCAACTATTCTTACTCTTACGCCAGCCCTAAATGATAATATATTAGAAATTACTAATGTTTTTAATCCGATTGTTTTTGTTAATGTTGATAAAGATTCAGAAAAACCAAATGAAAAACCCTGAGAACCTTGAACACCTATAATTCCTTGTTCGCCTTGAAACCCTTGATTTCCTTGATTTCCTTGCGAACCCTGTGAACCCTGCGTTCCTTGATTTCCTTGAAAACCTTGTGAACCAGTAATTACGCCTGGAACAAAATTAGTTCCATCGAACTTAATTACTTGTCCAGAAGCGGGAACTCCTACAAAATCATCTTGATCTTGTATTCTCGATGGTTTTTTGCTGAAATGCATTGTTTATTCCAAGTATTTTGGAGTTATTCCTGTAGTGCATCCATCTATATATGATACACCACAAAAATCTGCTAATTGATTTGCAATCTGATTAGTATTTTGCATCAAATCTGAATAATTTATAGTTATTTTTTTACCATTAAAAGAATTGAATATATTTTGACAAATTTCATGCTGTTTTTCTATGGTATCTGGATTAGCTTGTCTACCAAGTAAAGAAACATATTCTTGATAAGATTTTTCTATATTTCTCATAGACCATATTAAACCAATGTTTAAATCACAATCATTAATTAATTTTGCAAAAACACCTTTTCTTAAAAGATCAAAAGATCTTATTCCCATTTTATTAAAAACGCAGCTTTCTTTTTTTAATTTCCAATATGTAGATGTATTTAATGAAATATAATTTGAAAATTTATCATTAAAACTACCAGTTGGATACCACAATGCATTATCAGATTGTGGACTTTTTTCAGACATACTTATGCCCAAAGAACTAATTATTTTTGATATAACGCTAGTTCCAGATCTATATGTTCCTAAAACTATATAACAATCGTTCATTCTAAATCCTCATTTCTATCATTAAAAAATTTATTAATATCTTTTAGTAAATTACTATTTCCGACATATCTATATATACCCTGTTCTATAGCAAGATCTTTTTGCAATGAAAAATCATTATTATCTAATAAATCAAATCTAGATGCATATTGTCTATCTATTTTATTTCCATGATTAAGATGAAAAACCGGCTGATCTATATAATCAATATCAATATTGTTTTTGGGCAAAGTTAATAAATCGTCAATAAAGTTGTTTTTAAATTTTTTATACTTTATAAATGGTATACTTTTTGTTTCTTCTAAATCTAACCACTTGATTATATTTATTGTGTCTCCTCCGCCAACTATGCATTTATCATATAGAGGGTTATTTAATAATGTTTCTTTTTTGGTTATCCAAGCTATACCTGGATTTCCATAAACAAAGTCTTCTGAAAATAGCGTTTTTTTATAACCATCTTTTCCGCCAGAAACAACGACTTGTTTTGAAATAGAATCGTGTTTAAATGTATAAAATCCATTGTATTTAGTATGATTTCTAGGTAAATAATGAACAGAAGAGAACGGTTGAATAAATAAGTTTTCTTTATTATCAATTTTTTGTTTTGCTTGTTCTATCCAGTCTTCTTCTGAAAAAAGAATATCTCCATCAATAAAAGAAACATATTTTATATCATCCGTTAATTTTTGACAAACATAATTAATAACCCTTTCCTTCTGCCATAATAACTGATCTGTTTGAAATTTTATAGTTCCTGGAAATGGCAAATCAAAACTACCATTTGTAGAAATTTCTATCGGTATAATTATAGCATTATATTTTGATAGATTATTATGACATATATAAAAATTATTTAATAAGGATTTTCTTTTATAATGATTCCAATAATACATTATTATTGCAACATCATTATTTATCATACTTTAACCTTTATATTTGAAGTGTAGTTTTGTAATGATATATTCATAACTTGAGCTTCTTGCAAAGAAATACTTCTGTTAAGAAACACGCTAAAAGGGAAATAAGCTAAGTATCTTGTTTTAATTGAATTTTCTATGTCTTGATGAGTTGAGTATACAACCGCATAATTTTCATTGTCTGGAATAAAGTTATCATCAACAAAAGTAACTCTATCCTCAAGACCAAATCTTTGTAACCAAATTTTATTATCTATAAAATCAATTTTATTTTTTGGTTTATAAGAAATAACTTTACATCCAGCTTGTGCTAATATTAACAAATCTGCTGCGGAAGAACCAATGTATATAATATTATTATTAACTATCAAACTGGCTAAATCTATATAGTCATTATTAAAACTTCTATTTGGAACACCGTCAGGAAACACTATTGGAAATTCTAAAAATTGATGTTCAAGTTTTATATTATCTGTTGCTAAATTAACTTTCGGCCAAAAACAAACAGTATTACAAAATTTTAAAAATTGATTTAATGTTTGAATTATTGAATTTCTATCATGTACTTTTTTAATAAACTTTTTTAAATGCCTTGAAGAGATTAAAAATGGGCCGGTCGTAGTTTCTTCTATATATGAAGTAGTTGAGTATTCTGATGATTTACTTTCTGGCATTGGACCATTACATATTTTTAAAACAGCCAAATCAACTTGATATCTAAGCAACGGTTTCCAAGTTGATAAATTGTTATAAACATGCGGAGATAGCTTTTGAGAATTTTCTACAAAAATAAAGTATTCGTAAGAATCTAGCAAAGATGCTTGCTCTAAAAAACTATAAAAATATGAATTTCTATTTTCTTTTTCAAGAGATACAACTTTTCCGACAAAATCTGTATAATTTACATTGCTTGGAAATAATTTATTTTGAAAGCAAACTAAATTTGTTAAGGGTTTTGTTCCAACTCTAAATTCTGTTGATCTAGCATTACATACTGCCATGTTTTCCTCCTAAAAATATATTATAGGAAGAAATCGGGAATGCAATAAAAAAAGGCAGAGCTTTCGCCCTGCCCTTTTTATTTTTATATAGGTCTTATTAGAAACCGCCCAAGAGTACACGGCGGTTATCGAGAACAGCGAAACCGTGTTCACCAAAACCGTACATACCCATCCTACGCTGACGATGGAAAGTAGGATCTTCAAAGATCTCGATTTCCTGACGAACAGGCATAACGAAGCTGTCACGCTTCTCAAGGTCAAGACCAACGACCAACTCGCTCTTGCCAGACAGAGAGCCAGACAAGGTAGAGGTGTAGTAAAGCTGGTATTCCTGACCAACACCAAGTTCATCAATCTCATGAAGATTTACGCCGAAAACCTGAGATAAACCACCTTCCTGAGAAACAAAAATTTCTCGGCGGGTGAAGTCATCAACTTCGTTAATATCCCAAGTGCGAATATCTTCCATAGCTTCTGGAGATACATACAGATCGGTAAGCTTTCCACGATTAATGGAAGTGCTGTTACCACCAGCATTCCTACGCATCACGGTCTTCATCAAGGCAATAAGCCTCTTGCTGAAGTAACCAGCGGTAGCAACGCTGTCAGTCACAAGAAGGTTCCTACCTTTACCAGCAGCGATGATTACATGCCAACCATCATTATTGTTCTTGCGGGTAAAAGAAGCTTCAAGGGTCTGCATTGCACGACCAACAATATCCCAACGAGCATCACGAAGATACTTAAGGGAGAAGTCGATGGAAGCACCAACTTCATAGGTCTGTACAGTCAGATAATCGCCTTCAACATGGCGTTCTGGAATACGACCTTGGGAAGGAATGGTGTAAGCGATGAAGTCCTTCTCAGAACCTGGAGACAGGAAATCGAGAGGGAATTCAACAGCAGTACCTGGCTGGAAAACAACCTGTTCAAAGATGTTTCCAAGAATATCGCCCTTCAAAACGCCTTGGCGCAAAGGAAGGGTAAGAGCCTTGGCAAGTTCCTTCTGAGCAGCTACAGCAACTTCATAATTGTTGCTACCAGCCTGTTCAGCAAGTTTAACCATTTCTGGAGTTGGGGTCTTCATGGTATTAGTTTCTCCTCTTTATTATACGATTGGAAGGTCAATGAATACTTTTGCATACCCATCAGAATCAACTCCACCAAGGAATTGACCGACCTTTGGAGTTCCAGAGGTCTGAGTATCGGTTAGCAAACCATTAGCTGCCAAATAAGCGGATTCGCCAGCTGCTGGAGAAACCCCAGAAGCGATCTTATCAGTAACAACCCATCCCTTCGTAAGAAGAGGAACTTTTTCGCCAACCAACTGTTCATCTTTGTGCCAGTTGCGATGCTGACGAGTAATGTCGATGGACACTACATCTGCCAAGCAAAGACCAGCTGGAACAAGGCCGGAAGGATTAGATGCCCTAGTTACGGTAGCTACATCATCAGCCAAAGCACCGGAACCGGAAACGCCGAATACCAATACTTCGCCCTTTTCAATTTCGATATTGCAAAGATTGCTAATATCGGTAACAACAATGTTGCGATCTGGTTTAAGAGCCATGAGAATGTTTCTCCTTATTCTTCGTTCTTGCCAAGGTTTTCAGTTTCAACACCAAGATAGGCAGCGATTTGAGAAGCGACTGTCTGAATTGGATCTGCATCATTTGCAGGAACATTCAAAGCAGCTTCTTCCTTAACTTCTGCGTTATCTAAAACTTCTTCAGTTGCGACTACTTCTGCATTGTCCTCTTCTGCCATTACAGTTCTAGGACAAGAGCAAGTCTCTTCTTTTTCCATTTCTGGATTTGGCATCATTTCAGCTGTTTTCTTAAGCATCATGAGTTCTTCATTCAGCTTTTTAGCAGCAGCTTCATATTCAGCCATTTTCATAGAAAGATAATCACTCTGTTTGGCAATAACGCCAGCAAATGACTCATCTTCAAGGTTGTTCATGAATGACACAATGCCTTCTGCTTCTGCCTTGGACATGCCAAGCTTTTCAGAAACAAGAGCAATGCGATCACTCTTTTTCTTCTCTTCTTTCATCTTCTGCAATTCTTCAGTAGCTTTGGTAAGCTCCTGCTGCATAAGATTTGCCTTGGCAACAGCTTCAGAAAGTTCAGTCTCTAGTTTGGCTGTATTTTCAACAGCGACTTCAACCTTCTTTTCCATTTCAGCTGCCTCGGTCTTTTCGACAATCTGTTCAGACATTGAAAAATTCTCCTTAACTTCTGGAGTCTCAAGACTTTCATACCCCAAATCAACTATTTTTGCTTCGGTTTGTAGTATAACGCTATCTGGGTTGGCTGGTTTACGAACTAAGCCCTTTCCAGAAAATATTATATTTCTTAAAACACGGCCTATCTTTTGATTTCCGTAAACACCAGTTCCGCCATATGATCTTAAATACTTTGTTAAAAATGAGGTAGCCTCATTTCTTGCTATAATTCTGGTTTTTTTACCATCAGTCATAGCATAATCAAAGTTGCTAAACAAAGCTTCCATCGACACAAACCAAGTGCCATTAGGGATTTGCGTAATTATATCATTAATCTGCAATTTCTTTTCTTGATTTTCCCATTCTTTATAAATTACAGCAGATGTAACAATATTGTAATTTTCTGGAGGAGTATCAGAAGTTATAGGCGAACCATTTTCATCAACTGGATAACAACCAGTAATGTGACCAATGATAATGTCTTGATTGTGTTCAAGATTAAATGGTTTATCTTCTGGCGTACTTCTAGCTTTCCACATTTCCTCTGCATCAAAAACATCATCGTTCTTATTCCAGCCTGTACTTACCAAAATAGACTTTAAATAAAATAAGTCTTCTTGGTTTTTATTTTCTGCTTTTGCTATTTCAGCTATTGTTTTATTAAACTTGTTATTAATAAATAGCTGTTCATCAACAGATGATTCCGAAGCTACCATATCAAAAGCTATGGAATTACTAGCTTTTACAAATTCGGAAACACCGTCTTCAATTTCTGTCTTGAATGGTTCAATCATAGTGTCACCTCTTTTTAAGAAATACACCAAACCAATTGAGTATTCTTTTATACAATGGAACATAACCGCTTATGCACAAAGAAATTGTATCTATTTGAATTTGAGGTTTGTCTGCAAACTGAGCTAAAAACTCAGATGTATTTTTTGAATCAAAATAAAAATTATCAAAAAATCCATTAACTTTCACTTTTTTTAAATTATTATAATTCAAACTTTTTGGCCAAGCAGCTTCTAAAACATCTGGGTTATTATTATTTATTAATGGTGGCCAAACATCTTGATTAGATGTAACTGCAAAAACAGCAGTTTTCCATGCGTTTAACATTTCTGAATTCCACTTAAAAACAGAAGCATCAAAACCTTGGTTAATTTGTTTTTCAAAAATATTATAAGCCATAGGACTTACTTTAGTGTCTGTGGCATGAACAATTACAAAACAGTCATTTCCGTTTTCATCAAAAATAATTGGTAACGCTTTTCTAAAATTAATACTTTCATAAAAACTTGTACTTCCTGTTTTGTCTACTGTATTTCTATAAATAACTTTATGTATTAAATTATTTTTTTGTAATTCATCTAAAATCCATTTTTTGGAAATCTCTGGGTCTGCCCATAAAACATAAATAATAGGATGGTGTTTAAAGAAAACTCTACATCTATAAATATGCTGAACATTATCTATTAGTTCATGATATCTGCGATGAAGAGTTATCAATATTATCGGTTTTTTGTAATCCGATTGTGTGCATCGCATATACAGAAGCCTGTATTTTTCTAGTTATTTCTGATGTTGGTAAATTGCCAGTTTTTTCTAAATACTTAGCCATACAAGTTTTAAAGAAGTCTTCTACATCAGTAGGTATTTCAAGTTTCTCTTTTAATGAATTAAAAATAAAAGTCTTACTAATTTTTTGATCTGGTTCTGTTTTGCATAATAGAGCAAACTTAATATGTTCAAACTCATTTATTTGTGCAACAGAAAGATCTCTTAGTGTTTTCTTGTTTATACTCTTTAAATAAGCTGGCTGGACTATTTCTGCTATAGTCTTTTGTGTTTGCTCTGCCCAATTAAGCCTATCTATAAAATCAGATGCCATAGCTGGCTTAATCACTTTTCTTTTTCTTGGCAAGCTATCAGTTTTTCCGAGAGGTCTTCCCTGTCCAGATTCACCTTTTGGTTGCTCATCATTTTGATTAGTTGGATTTTGCGCCGGAGCTATAGAAGATGCCGGAGCTTTTATGCCAAAATATTCTGGTGGCAAAATTCCAAGTTGTGTAAATATTTTTTCAACAGCTTCTTTATGCTGCGGACTATGGAAAGGAGATGCCTTTGGAGGTAGCATATCTTGTTTTCTATAATCTCTTTCTCTTCTAAGTCGAACACTTTCAATTTCTGGTATAAGATTAAATCTTTCTTGAACCGCTTCCTCACTAATAAGATCTCTATCGGCAAGTTCAATCAACAATCTCTTTTCTGCTGCTTCATCTGATAAAGTTTGATGGTCAAATACTATTTGGGCTGGTGCTTTAAATCCCATAGCCATTTGAACAAGCTTTACTTCTTTTTCCCAAAATTCAGCAACTACATCACGGCCATATTGAAGTCTTTCTATAAGAGTTCTCAAACTTATATAATTATTTGAAAAGCCAGATCCTCCTGGCAAACCAGTAAGTGATGGCGGAATACCAAGTCCGGCATAAATAGAATTTAAAATAGGCTTATATTTTTCTTCGCCTAAAAAATTAACTAAATCAGTTTTAGTTTCAACAACATCAATTTCTGGACCCCAAATAAGATCCATGCTTCCGCCACCGACATTATTTAATAGCATGTCAGCAAGACGATTAATTGCTTCTTCGGTTGGCAAAATACGATGTTCAAGCGATCCAAGCTTCCAAAGTCTGATATGGCTAATAGCTCCATCTAAAGCTGCTAAATCAGCTAATTTCATTTTTTCCAACATTTGCAAATCTTTTAGCAAAGCATATAACATCGGCTTTGCCCATACTTGCCAATCATCACGCTTGTAGTATAAAGCTACAGTTTTATTTACATCTAACGGAATTAAAAATCCGCCACGAACTGCATAATCATCCATTTCACTAGGTAATGATTTTACAATTTCTTTTTCTATATCGGATTTTGGATTTTTTATTTTTCTAGAAAAACTTTCTGTTAATCTAACGCCAAATCTAAAAGCTTTTGGGCCAATAAATGGAGCTACTTCTTCGCCATAAACCTCTATTGTTGTTGGATTATATATAGTATATTCCCAAGGAACTTGTGACTGTTTTGGTTTTTTAATAAAATTCTTTTTTGTTTCAGCTGCCATACCCTTTTGGATAATGTCTATTTCTTCTGGTTTTAATATGGCGTTTGCTCTTTTAATAATTACATTTCCTGCACGATATAAAAGATTTAGTATTCTTTCAGTTCTTTCTTTACCTCTAATTTTCTTGAACCACTCTTTATAAAACTTTTCTATTTTTTGGTTTGGGTGAACCAAGTCAATTCCTTGGCAAGCAAATTCGCTCATCATATCTACAGTATTGCGAACAATGCCTATTCTTTCATAAGCTTGCATACAGGCCGTCATTATTTCTTTATCACGGACTGGTATTTGTTCATTTGGCCTAAAAAAGTCGTAATCCCTACGATCAAAGCCTTCACGAACAGAAATGTTTGGAGATTCAATGTTTTTATAACTACTTGTACCAACAGTCTTCTTAACTGCTTGGCCATTATTATTGCTCTTAGCAATGGCTTTTTCTTTAGATTCTAAGTTATTTTCTTCCCAAGTAACGAATAAGTCTTTTTTATCGCTCATGTTTATCCTGCTTATTAAATTGTAATTAGATCATAATTGAATTACACCGAATCTCTTCTTATAGCTTCGCCATAATTTCCGCTCTTTTTCAATCCTTGGTTAAACCATTCTGGGGCTATATATAAAGGTTTGCCTGTATTTTTGCCAGATAAAGAATTAGAAAATCCACCAACAGAAACATAATTGTCTTGGACTATAGTTCTTTGTATTTGTCTAGCTGTCATATTAGCCATAAGCAAAGATGAATATCTATCTTTTCTTGTTCTGCTTCCTCTTATCTGATCTTTAAAGTCTGGAGTATCCCATCTATCTCTACCACCAGATGTTAATGTATGAACTATGCTGGCTAATTCATCTTTTAACTCTTCTATTTCCATAACACAATCTTCTAAAGTGTCATATAACTGTATATCTTTGCCACTAGATGTATCGTAAACAATACGCCCTTTATCTCTATCATCTTCAAAAGCTAATCCTATAGATACGCTATCAAAAAATGGGAATAGCAATACTTTATCTTCCATATCTTTTCTAAGACCGTGATTTGCTTCTACGACCCACTTTCCATCTGCAAAATTAACCATATTTAATATATGTTGGCCAGCTTTATCATCAGAATCTTTTCTTTTTTTGATATCTGGATCTATAGTTCTCCAGAACGGAACCTCATTTGGCAAGAGCTTTGACTCGTCATGTAGGGCTTCTTCTACCGAAATACCACCACCTTGACTATCAATGGCAATCTCTCTACATGGAAATAACTTAGCTAAATCCCTTATTTTTCTGGCGCAATAAGAGTAAAAGTTCTGTTCTTTTGTGATTCCTCGCTTTAATCTTTCCCTATGCGCTGCCCTATTAGTTGTCCAGCAATAGACAATCCTTCTCATATTTTGATGTAAAGCCAAAATAATAACAGAAAAGTTATCTCTTTCAGATGCCGGATCAACAGCCATCACATGCTCAATGCCTATCTCGCCCACTAAAGAGGCTGAAAAATTAATATCTGCTAAGGAAGTTCCAGCTTTTCCAACAACGCAAGACTCTATTAAGCTACGCTTGAAAAATCCTTCGGAATCGGTTGCAAATGTTGCACCATATTCAATCATATAATTCGCCTTGGTGCTTGTCGCTTTCGCTGAAGATATCTGCTTCTGATCCATGAATCCTATTGGTAGTAACTCTACTGGTATTCTTACTATTGAGTAATCACGCCAGTTAAAGCCAGCTGGTATTGGTCCTTGGAAAAACTCTTCGAGCTTTTTTGTATCGCCACGACTATTGATGATAGTTCGATAAGAGTTCCAATTCTTATAGAAATGGTTAAAGGAATAGTAAGCTGTTCCTGAGATTATGTTTTGGTTTGCTCTAAGTGTGCGACTTTCTTCTTTTTCATTATCTTCTGACCATAATCCTAATTGTTTCATTAACCTGATTCTTGCTTGATCTTTAACTGATTGAGCAGGAGAAGCTGCCACCGAAGAGAAGCCTCTCACAACATTTTGGTAAATTTCTTCTTTGATAGAAGCAAATTCGTCAGCAATTGTATAGTTTGCTCTTTGACCACGAATCTTGTCGCCATTACCGAGAGGAAGTGCAAATCCAACACTATCGCCAACAATCATGTCAAATCTATCTACAGATCTGCTTGGCCCTTGTTCACGATTATTTTTGCCACGACCAGATCCGCACAAATCTCTATAAATATTACCGCTAACCCAAAGATTTTCCATATATTCAAAAATAACTTTTGCCTGTCTAAATGCAGCACCAACTATTGCTATTTTACAACCCTGTGTAAATAAAAGCCTTAACATAGCGTACAAGCCAAGAATAAAAGACTTACCGCTACCACGACCAGCAATAAGCATGGGGAATGGGCGATTCCAAAGTTCTTTTAAAATTAAATGCTGAAAAGGCATTATTTCTATGTCGAATAACAATTTGCATGTAAATGGAAAGTAATCTGGATTTCTCATTATTTTTAATAAATGTACATGCGGATTTTCTTTGTCTGCATGAGTCATTACTTTAAATGGATGAATTGCATCTATGGGCAAGTCTAAAAGAGATTCAATCTGAGAAATGTCAGCACCAGGTCTGATGCCAACTATTTCTTTTTCAGAGAGCATCCAAGCTTTATCTAAAACTTTTTTAAGTTTGTCCATAATGTTCACATACTCTCTTAAATAAACTCGAAGCTACTTCTCGCCCAAATTTTCCTGCAAGAATAATCTTTGTCTTAAATTGTACTTCTATATCTAAAAGTGCTTTTACAATAAACTGCGGAGTTATTTTTATAAACTTGTATTTGCTTGGGGGGATTTGAGTAGATTGAGGAAACTTGTAAATGTCTTCCATCGTAAATTCTAAAATAACAAATGGAAGCTCAAAGCTCTCAAGTCTTTCTAATTCGCTATGAAATCTTTTTTGTGTGATGTTCATAGAGAATTCACTAAGATCTCCCTTCCTCTCTATCACAAATTTATCTTCAAAACCTTCTAATGAGTAATCGCCAGTTTTTAATGTGGCGATAGTCATTCCTTCACATGAAGGACTTGGATTGAATTCCCACCCAAGTTGTTCTCTAGTGTCTTTTATTACCTTATATTTTTTGTTGTTCATAAAGTTTATAGTCAGAAAGAACCATGTCTTTGACTAACTCACTAAAAGTGACGGTGGGAGTCCAACCAGTAACTTCCATAATCTTTGTTGGATTTCCTCTAAGGTGTTTTACTTCAGAAGGTCTAAACAAAGACTGATCTATATCAACATGTTGTTGATAATTATCAATTCCTGCAACAATACATGCTTCTTCAAGGAATTCTTCTACTGAATGAGTAGATCCTGTAGCAACAACATAGTCATCTGGCTTCTCTTGATCGACAATTAGTTTCATTGCCTTAACATAATCAGCTGCATGACCCCAATCTCTTCGTGCTTTTAGATTTCCAAGAGTGATTCTTGGTAATGAAAGACCTCTTTCATAGCAATACATGAACTTTGCTGCCCACAAACTGATTTTTCTAGTGACAAAATTGTGTCCTCTGCGTGGACTTTCATGATTAAACAAAATTCCGCAGCTTGCATGTAGGTT